GTTCTATGATAGAATAAAGGCATGACAACTATAGCCGCGATTGAAGGCCCAGACTGGGTCATGATCGGGGCTGATTCTCAATCCTCTAGCGAGGATGGCTTTAGTATCAACATACCCAATGGTAAAGTATTTAAAAATAACAATCTTGTATTTGCTATGGCTGGGTCAGTACGCGGTATTAACATTCTTGAGCATGACTTTGTACCACCACAAATCAATGGCAAGGACATAGACAAATACATTACTAGGCAACTTATTCCAGCCATTCGTAAGGCTTTTTTAGATGCAGGTTATGAATTTAGCAAGGCTGAGTCTGCGGTTGAGCATGACAACATTATTATTGTGGCAGTCAAAGGCAAACTTTATTGCATCAATGAGGACTATTCATGGGAGCGTAACGCCGACAATCTCTATGTAGCTGGCAGTGGTGAGAAGTTTGCTCTTGGTGCCATGACTGCACTGGGTAGCGGAACATTGATTGATGATCCAGTCAAGGCTCGCAAGATTATTACAAAGGCGCTGCAAATTGCTAGCAAATATGACTCGTTTACTGGCGGAAAGATAACAGTTAATCTCATTCAGGAAGCCAAGTGAATGCCCACCTTTATGTATGGGCCAAAGGATGGCGCACAAGTGCCAGAAATTTTTTGGGTGTTGGATCAGATTGAAATGGTGCAACACCTTACTGATAACAAGCGTGTGATATACTGTTATGAGCTGAATGAAGCAGATAAAAACTATTATTTTAGAGGGCAATTCAACGACGATCTAGGGGGAGATGAATGAGTGAGCGAGGATATGGAGATAGCGTTAAAGTTATTGACCGATTTGGGATTCAACATAGTGAAGATACAAAGCCCAAATCAAATCACAATTCAAATCCCGCCTTTGCATCCGCAGTCTGGGAAGTGATGGATGAAATCGGTAATCTCCTTATTACGAAACAGCAGGACTATGGCCCAGGCAATGTTAATAACGCTTATGGTGGGCCTATTAACGGTCTTCTTGTACGCATTGGCGATAAGTTTGAACGTCTCAAGAATTTGTTCACAAGCAAGGAAACACCTAAGCATGAGTCTATTGAAGACTCGTTCAAAGATATGGCGAACTACGCCGTGATTGCGCTAATGGTACAGAGAGGTACTTGGCCCAAACAATGAAAACAATAGTTATCCTTAGTGACTTACAAAGCCCATACCATGACGTTGGCGCAACCAACGCTATTAAGAAATTTATCCGTGCTTATCAACCCGATGTAGTTGCTACATGTGGAGATGAGATTGACTTCCCACAGATTAGCCGATGGGAAGAAGGCGGGGAAGGTGAGTGGCAACGGGATTTAGGTCGTCATCGTGACATTACTGTTAAGTTACTAGAGGATTTAACTGTTGAGCATATGGTACGCAGTAACCATAGCGACAGACTATACAATAAAATTAAATCAAAGGTGCCAGGCTTTCTTGGCTTACCTGAATTAGAGATTGAACAATTCTTACGCTTAGATGAACTTGGTATTGAGTACCATCATGATCCATTTGAGATTGCTCCTGGCTGGCTACTGATGCACGGGGATGAAGGTAACGTACAACCAACTGCCGGTGCTACAGCATTGGGTCTTGCTAAGCGTGCTGGTATGTCGGTTGCTTGTGGACATACACATAGAGCAGGACTGACACACCATACACAAGGTTGGGCAGGTAAGACTAGAACTGTATGGGGCATGGAACTTGGTAACCTCATGGACTATCGCTATGCTCGTTACATTAAAGCTGGCTTGTTCACTTGGAACAAAGGCTTTGGCATTCTCCATGTAGATGGGCAGAATGTAGTACCGCAGCTCGTACCTATCGTTAAAAATAGTTTTGTTGTTGACGGCAAGGTGTGGCGCTGGTAATGATTGAAATTAAAATGTCTCATGGCGATTTATCTTTTGCCACGATTGAAGCGGTTGCTCGCTTTAATTACAACAGAGCCAAAGGTAATGATGCTACGCAAGGCCATGCTCCCACTTGGGTTGAGCAGGTAGCGCGTGAGATTAGCGGTTGCTTGGGTGAGATAGCGATTGCTAGATGGCAGGATAAATACCCATTTGCTTTATTTGAAGAGCGTAAGATGGGCGATGTTGGAGAGTTTGAAGTACGCACAACGGCTTACTCTAGCGGTAAATTACTCATCAACCATGACGATGATCCATCCCGTAAGTACCTTTTGGTAACCTTACCTACGCACTATGTAGCTTGTATTCATGGCTGGATGTATGGCTATGAGGCACAGACAGAGCAGTTCTACAACACTACTATGCGTGCGCCAGTCTTTGCTGTTCAACAAAAATACCTTAAGCCACCTGAGACTATCTATGGATAACTGGGTAGAAGAAGCATCCGATATTGCGTCTCAAGTAGCACGCACTGTTCACCGCAAATATCACACATACTTTGACGTGTCTGATGTACGCCAAGAGTTAATGGTATGGATCTTGCGCCGTGATAAGAAGGTAAAGCAGTGGCTTAACCATGAACAGTCATCTGAAGAATACAAGGGTGGAATTAAGCAGCTTGGTAAGACACTATCCAGGCACGCGGATCGTTATTGTCGCAAGCGCAAAGCGCAATCACTTGGATATTCTATTGAGGATGAGGCTTACTACTCACCTATTACTTTATCTGAATTACTTCCATTTGTATGGGCTGATGTAGTTGAGACACGCGACGCTACCAAGCCACGCGTATCCGGTGGTGGTAACCCCGCTGAAGGTGGCAATTATGTTGTTCAATTGCTAGACATTCGCAAGGCGTTAGCCAAGTTGGATGAGATGGATCGGGATGTATTACAGCTTAAGTTTGAGCATCAACTTACCTTTAGCCAAATAGCAGAGGAGTTGAAAGTCAGCGACACTACCGCACACCGCAAGGTGGATGGTGCTTTGCGTAGGCTTAACAACCATTTAGGTGGGCAGTCACCATTTACAGCAGAGGTGCCAGAAGATGACGTATGAGAAGCCAATTCACCATCCAGACTGCTATACTGAGATACGTAAGTCATTGGGTCATTCATATTATGAACTAATATGGAACTGTGTGGATGAATGTAAGTTGGGAGTATTAAATAATGAGTGAATTGATGTTTACTGTTACCTGTAATTGTGGTGTAAAAATTACTGGAATAAATGAAAAAGGTTTAAGAAAACTACTGACCAGGCATATAAATGAAGGACAAATACACGCTTGTTGGAAAGCCTTTTACGACGTAAGAGAAGAAACAGAATGGGAAAAGTTATTAAAACTTGGTAAAACTATGTTTGATGAACCATTGGGTGAGATATGAAATTCAAACCTTGGGTAAGACCAAAAGAATTAACCCTTGAAGATTTGGCATGGGCAATGTTTGAGAAGGTTACTTTCCTAGAAGCACAAGAGTTTGCCTATGAACTAGGCTATGAGATAGTAATTAGGTGGGATAAATGAAGATAGTATTCTTTCATGGCGTAACAAGTTACTGGGGTTTTGGTATTGACTATGACCCACATGATCGTGCGTTTATGATGAATGCCGTGCGTTGGTACATTGGCTTTGAGATTTGGACTAAGTAATGCCTAGTTATGAATACAGATGCGCCAAGTGCGCCACGCAATATGAGGTAGAGCGTAGTATCCATGCCGAGGCATCGGATCCGATATGTTGTGATACGCCTATGAACAGAGTATACTCAGCACCGCCTGTTAGGTTTAATGCATCGGGCTTTTATAGCACCGATAATCCTAAGAGATAAGTTTGCCAAAGGGGAAGTTGGCAATACAAAAAGCCCGCCGCGGATAAATCTCCGAGACGGGCTTTCTGTTTGCCGCTTCAAGCCTGGAAGGGTTAGCGAGCGGCAGACCTTAGTTTGTTCATCCATTCTATACAAGCATCCACGTCTTCATCTAACGTGAGATAGCCATACAGTTCTGTGTTATCTAGCCATTGGGTAATGCCAAGTTCGCGTAGTCTTCTACTGAAGATAACATATTCGTAGTCATCTGTTCCATCAACATACTTGATCTTTGGGAGTGTGTCTTTACGGATGAGATATGTACAGTGAACGACGTCACACTTGATAAGCCCTCTGACTTCGCCGTTAAGGATACGATAATACGCGAAGTTATCTTGGTAGTAACCAAATGGGTTTGCAATGTTGTGGTAGTTGGCATAAGGCTTATGTTCCTCTTTCCCTAAAGCGTAGCGGATAAGGGGTGCCACCACTGGTTGATTATATGATACTAGTTTCTTAAGCGTGTGGGGTAATACAAAGTTGTCCACGTCGCAGGTGTAGTAAAAGTCTGTCTCCCAGAAGCGTGCCTTATCTATGCCTTCCTGGCGAAGCGCTCCCAGCGCTTTAAACCGAGTTGGATTCCATTCATGTACGCCAAAGTCTTGTACAGGCGTGGCTATGTCGGAATCATCTACTTCAATTGAAGCCCACTCATACAATGATCTGTCGCTTTCATAAGTAAATGGGCTTTCACGACGCACCTGTTGATCGTCTATCCAACTGTGGATAACATTCGCAGTTGCATCGTTATTGTTATTGGTTCTGAAATATAGATAGATCCTGTCGCGTGGGTAGTCTATGTTGTCTAGGTTCTGTTTAAGCCATTCAGGCAGGATCTTTTCTTTATCCTTTGCCAAGATATGTATCAACACCTTTGGTGCCTGCTTGATATGTGGGTATGTAATCATCCCAGTTCCTTCTCAATAGCCTGAATAGTAGGGCAGGGATAAGACGCTTCAATAGGTGACATATAATCCCCCCGTTCCTCTAAACAATGGGTGCAGTTTGCGCCGTTCCATTCTGGAACATTTGGG